TCCGTATATCTGGAAGCGGCTCTGCTAAAGCGTTCTAGCCCAGTCATGCTAACAAAATCTAATACTTGGCCTTTAGCTAATGGTGGCAAGATTGCTTCTGCATTTTCATCTTCTTCGTCAATTTCACCTTTTTCACCAGGTTTTTTGTTAGATTTATTCTCTTCTTGTTGTTTTTGTTGTTCTTCTTGCATGAATTTTGTAATTTTCTTACAAATTTCAATAACATCTTCAAAAGTTTCAGAATTTTCAATTTCTTTGACTAGTTCACGTTCAGTTTCATTGAATCTAATGCCCAAAGTCCCACCAACCTTGAAATAAAGATTGATTCTGTCTAAGAAATTTATTGTATTTAAGTTTACACCCTTAACTTCGAAGAAATCTTGTTCCATCAAGTTGGCATATGCACGTAGAAACGGAACTTTTAGTCCTGGAAATCTACGTTTGATTAGTTTTTCGATACGAGCATCTTCAACGACATTCAATACTGGCTTAGGAATGCCAGTTATTGAGATGGAGTCTTGATATTGCTGTGGTGGAGTGAATAATGCATGTCCAACTTCATGACCTATGAATAAGTCATAGATAGATGGATGCAAATCGTCTGCTAGAATAGGAATTATTAGAGTTCTATCTTTAAGATTGAACGATGCAGTTGTTACATTTCGTTGTTCAACTGTAAGATTTTCAGTTGCTAGTAGTTTTGCGAGTTGTGATTTTGAATCAATAAGCATAATAGTCTCAATCAGTAGTTGATGATGCTATTATCTCATACTATACACATTGAGTCAAGAAATTTTCTTCAGGTTTAATTTTTTTGTTGTATTTACGCAACACTTTTCTGATTTTCTTGATATATTGATATTCTTCTTTTGTGTCTAATTGAAATTCTTTAATCAATTCTTTATATTTACTTGTAGAAAGCCATGCTTGCATTTCATCAATAAGAACATCTGATGCATATCCCATTTCATCTAGTGCTTTTTCCACTTTTCGCTCAAGACTAAATGGCATTTGTGATATAATGTCCAACATATCATTACGATATTCAGAATCTAGATAAAAAAGTGCATGAGCAATTTCATGTTTATATGTTGGCTTATCACCAGCTAATGTTCCAATAACATAAAATGGTCTAGTCATATCAATGAAACTACGAATTTCATTAATCATAATTCTTTCAGATTGTGTATATGGATGTCCATCTTGTTCTTGTAGTTTCATCCAATCTTTCAACACATATCCAGGATAATTGAATCCTTCCCAAAATGAGAAGTATTCAATATTTCCTTTGTCGTCCATATGTTCATTGATGAAATCCCACACAGAGAATGAGTGGCTTTTGATTCTTTCATATTGAGACTCATAATATTCTTGAATTCTGAAAAACATTAAAGAGAGGTCTTTTTGTTTTTCAAACTCAAAATGCATTATATTATTACTGACTAAATTCACTCTCATTAAGTTTCTCATTTTCCCATTCTTTGAACTGTTTTTTTATTTCTGAATGCTCACGAAATTTGTGTTTTCGTTTGGTTTTTGTAGTATGACCAATTACATCTTCTTTATAGTCTAAGTTCTTGCGAAACTTACCTAGAAATTTACTCATATATCCTCTTATGGAAGTAGATTTGGAAAACATTCTTTCACAAATTCATAATTTAAGTGTTTGACACCTAAATCTTTATTAAAAATTCCCATAATAACTTCTGCTTCACGTGGTTCTAAAGATTCGAGCAATTGTGTCAAGATTTCTGTTTGTTTTCTTGGAGTCAATGCTTCTGCTGTAGGATGTCCTTGTTGGAACATATAGATTCTGCGAAGTTCTGTGCCAAGATGTCCATAAGATACACCTGGTAAAGTGTCTGGCACTTTATAGTTCTCTGGCATTTCTTTGACTTTCCATTGATACGTTGGGTGAAATGCATATTCAAACACTTTCACTAACGTAGGAGATAAATTCTTCTCAATGACTGATTTACGTTCTTTCTTATTTTTTGCTAATTCAAATTCATCAAATACTTCATACATGTTTTTCATTTTAAAAGTCCTCTATTACATCCATTAAATTTTTAAGACGCTTCTCAATAAAATAAGTTAATATCTTCTTTCTTGAAGCTGGTACTGTTTCCTCATAAGTATTTATGATTTTCTCTGCAATATCATTTGGAATGAATGTCAAGTCAATCAATGTTTGATTACGAGAAAAATTTACTTTATCTTCTTCATTCCATTCATCGACAGATTCATACAAATACTTTTCTAATACTTTTTGTGTAACAGGTTTTTGACGAATATCCCTAACAAAACAATCAGATGGCGAAAACATATTAGGAATACCATCACCTTTATCTCCACGAATAATCTTCTCTTTAAGTTCTTGAGCAGGATTAGCAGATTTTACATATTTCTTTAATGCTGGATTGTATTGTTTAACGCTAGGATATTTTTGTAACTGTAAGAAGTCACCATCACTAGAAAGAATCAATATCTTTTCATGTGGTGCTTTTCTAGGAGTAAGAACACCGATGATATCATCTGCTTCTGCACCATCAATATCAATAACTTTATATGGAAAGTTTTCTTTTAATTCAATTTTTAATTTATTGATGATTTCATAGATAAGTTGCCAGTCTAAATCTGACTTCTCACGCATCTTCTTACGATTTGCTTTGTAGAATGGGAAAATGTCTCTGCGCCAGTATTTTCTACTGTCACAACATAATACAACTTCACCATATTCGGCTTTAAATGCTTTAAGATTCAATCGAATAGTATTCAATACCATATGACGAATTAAATCTTCTTCAATCTTGACTTTCTTATCGCCAGTAATCTGAGCCATGATACCGCCCAACAATACTTGACTTAAATCAACTAATATCATAATGTTTCCAAATTTTAAATGTCATTCATTATACTTCATATATTAGAAATTGTCAAGAATTGATTTGACGTAATCATCTGATGTAGATGTTTTCTTAGTGAATAATCCAAACAAATTGGCATTAATCATTTCAGACATATATTCTAATGGATCAAGAAGAACCGCTTCAAATGATTCTTCATCATACAACTCACCATTCTCATCCTCTCGGAATAGAATGATATGATATATGTGACCAAGATTGCCCATGATATACTCTCCAGGCTCTTTATATCTTAGTCCTTGAACAGTTATTGAACCTTCTTCATCTCCAGAAGTAAAAAAGTATGTGTCATATACTTCATTCTTTAGGTCCCTCAGATAATCTAGCATTATATCCTTTAATATGAGATTTTCTCACTCGCACCATAATCCAAGTGTTGTAGTACTCATCACTTTCCATTACGTTACGATGAAATTGTTCTTTTGCTTCTAAGTAACTACATTCACCTCTAGATTTACATAAATGCAAAATTTCTCGCTTGAAATTATCTTCACCTGAAGTTTCTACATCTTTTTGTAATTCAGCATTGGAACCATAATACTTGTCCCAATCACTTAATACTTTAGTCTTTTTCTTTTTACCTTTTACTTGTTTGGTTCTTGAGAAGTGAAATAACTTCTTTCCAATATATTTTCTATCATTAGTTAAATTAGTAATCTGATAAACAAATCCTATATTATCACCAATCAAGTCTTCAGTAAAATCAACATTATTATAAGTCCAGTTTAGTCCCATTCTTGCTCATCTTCATTTCCGTCTTCTTCATCTATATATTCTTCGGAAATTTCTTCGATGAGTTCACCGCAGAATGGACAATGTTCTGGTAATTCACTTGATACTAATTGTTCTGTATATGCTATTTGATATGAAGATTCACAGTTTTCGCAATCTCCACTGACGAGTTTATCGTTCATTTTTATTATCCTTATCTATGCCCATACATCCCCCCAATTTCCAGATAAAGCACCTTTTGCATAGTCTGTTGCTCTATTCTCAAAGAAATTAGTATGTGTCGGAGCGTTAATCATTTCTTCTACCCACGGTAATGGGTTACGTTTAACTTTGAATACACCTTTTAGTCCTAATGAAATTAATCTACGGTCAGCGATGTATCGAATATACTTCTTAACATCTTCTGGTGTTAGACCTTCCATTTGACCCATAGAGAATGATAGGTCGATAAACTTATCTTCAAGTTCTACCATTTTCTCAGCTATTGTATATATTCTGCCTTTTAATTCATCATTCCAGATTTCATTGTTTTCTTCAATGAATGTTCTGAATAGTTTAATCATGTTCTCGCAATGTTGAGTTTCATCAACAATAGACCAAGTAACGATTTGACCCATGCCTTTCATTTTCCCGTGACGAGGGAAATTAAGTAACATGATAAACGAACTGAATAATTGCATACCTTCCGTAAAGGCAGAAAATACAGCGATATGAGTTGCGGTATTCTCTTTTGTTGTGTTTTTAGCACTAATGTCCATGACATATTCATGCTTCTCCTTCATTTCTGCGTATGCTAAGAATTCGTTATATGTAGTCTCTGGCAATCCAAGAGTTTCAATTAGATGTGAGTATGCCGCAATATGTAATGCTTCACGAGCCGCAAAGCCCAATAGCATCATTCGAATCTCTGGTTGTTGGAAGTATGGTAGATAGTTTTTAACATATCCACCAGCAACGTCAATGTCACCTTGAGTAAAGAATCTAAAGATGTTGGTCAAGAAATGTTTCTCACCAGGTGTCAGCTTCTTCTTCCAGTCTTTCACATCTTCAAGCATCGGAACTTCTGTATGAAGCCAATGTGATTGTTCATGTTTCAGCCATGCATCATATGCCCAAGGATAATTGAATGGCTTAAAATAACTTCTTTCTTCTGTGAGTTTTTGTTTTTGTTCTTTAATCATTATTTGTGATTACCTCTTTCTTATGGTGATGGCATGTAATTTAAATTGATATTGCATCTAACTTGCTCATCGGTACAGGTTGTACTTGCATGATATAAATCAGTATCAAATACAATTAATCTATTCTTAATTGAATCTACGACTAATCCGTCTTTAAATATTGTTTTTCCATTATTATCATTAATATAATAAATTGCAGTTTTTTGTTTTATTCTTTCAAAATCAATATGCCAATTATGCTGAATTATATTTTCAGTTCTAGGATATAAATTAGCTTTGATTCTAAAAATACTAAATGGATTTATTCTATTTAATAATGGTGTTAATAAATTAAATTTGTCTGAATTTTGATGCCCATTAGTATAAAACATATGCCAGAAAAGGAAATTATTTAAATAATCTTCTTTTACCAGTGATTCATCTTTATGAGTGATTGTTTT